CTCGCATCAGTAGCGATCAAATCCACAAGATCTTCCATAAGATTAATTTATTGCAATATACTTATTTATATCTCTGCCGTTTTAGTATCTTTTTGATAATCAGCATCTGTTATCTTTGCTGCTGCCTCATCTGGATCTTCATCTACTGGAACATCACCTAAATCTTGCCCATTTTGAGGTAGGGGTTCTCCAGTAATTGGATCAGTCTCTGCTGGATTTGGAAGAATACCTTTTTCAATTTCATCTTCAATCTGCATATCAATCTCTTCAATCTCTTGATCTGTTTGTTGTAAAACTCTTTTACGAACATACTCTGTTGAATAATACTTACCAATATAAGGTTCGATTGTTGCGAGGTTACTTAAACGATTTTGTAACATCTCACTTTCTTTAAGTTCTGCAAATTGATTATCATATATGAAATCATATTGAATATGATCCTCCATTTGCTTCCAATCTTCTGGTGTAACAATATTTTTAAGAATCAGTTGTGTCTTAAGCATATCATTAAACATATGCGAAAAACGTTTTCTTAAACGTCCTACAAACTTAGAAAACTGAAGTTCATCTCTTAATATTTCAGATGAACGACCCAAGTTAAATCCACTATCAGCACCAATTCTTGACTCAGGAACACCTAATGCACGATATAGTTTTTTCTGAAAATAATCTACATCAGTAAGTTCACCCAAGTTTTGACCACCAGGTAATGTTGTGATTTCAGTTCCACGACCACCTTCACGACGAGGCAACCAGAAATCTTCCATCATTGACATAAACTTACGATCATCACGAATCTCACCAGTTTGTGCATTATACACTAACTTATTACGATAACGATTCATCACTTCTTTTAGATATTGCTCTGCCTTAATCTTTGGTAGATTACCCACATCAATATAAAATATTCTTCTCTCTGGTGCTCTTGATAATCTATAAATTACAAGACTATCCTCAATCATTCTTAACTGATTAAGTGCCTTAATTGCTTTCTGCAGATAAGAAAGAACACGGTTTTTATTTCGATCTACTAAACCTGACGTACAATATGTAATTGAGTCTTTTGAAATTTTAATTGCACCTTTTCCTGCCTTTGAAACCATTCCAGTTGGATAATTGGGTTTTGCAGTGTAAAGATAATATTCATCAAATGTTGGATTGGGAACATTTTGATCCTGATCATTTGGTCTTAGTCTATTTAAATCAAAATTCTTAGGTGTTTTTTCTTGACGAATATATTTAATTTTCATCGGATCGATATATCTAAGATCCTGTATACCCTCTTGGGGGTTTTTTATATCAATAACTTTGAGATAATATACTCTTCCATCAATATACCAATTACGAAAAATTTCGTGAGACTTTTTATCAAAGTCCATTGTTTCTTTTATATACCTAAATTCTTCTCTAATTTTTTTCTTTATACTATCGCTTGCATTTAAATTTGATAACTCCACTTCAACTGGTGAGTCATACAAATCTGAGACAATAGCTTCATTAACAACATCTTCAATGGCTTTATCAACTTCAGGATGAAGTGCCATCTCTCGATATCTTTTAATTAATTCGTGTTCGTTACGATATGCACCCTCAATATCTACGTATTGACCATAAAATCCACTTGCAATATAATTGTCAACCCCGTCCTCATTATTCTTGGGAACAGGGCTGACAATGGAAGCGGATTGCTTCTGTGTATCCTCAATTGAAAAACCAAAAAGTTTTGCCATTATATTATTTTGATTGAACTGTTATTATGTTCTATTTAGCTGATGTCCACACCACCTGAAACTGGACTTCTACCTTTGATGATTTCAATGTATTGTACCTGAAGTTCAACAGTGAACTCTTGAATACCTTGAGCATCATATGAAAGTTCGATAGGACCGACCTGTGTTGGGAATGTATCATAGAAACGATACGCTCTCAAATCTTGTCCGTCACGATCTAGTTGATAGACGTAAGCATCTGCTTGATAATCTGCAGGATTGACTAATCCAGTGTTATTATCTAACTTATTAATGGTGTTCATCCAGTTTTCAAATGCAGATCTTATAGCAAAATCTGTATCGTTGATAACTGTGACTGTCCATGAATCGAATGTTCTGTCACCTGCAATTTTAAGAACCCTTCCACGGAAAGGTACTTCGATCTGTGCAATGTTTGACGCTGGTAATCTCGCCCCTTTAACCATAAACCTTGACTTGTCAAGAACTTCATCTGGCGGTTTAGCCGCATCAGGAAAGGTGAGGACAACTTCAAACAGATTAGCACGAGCACCGCCACCAGTCAACTTACTCTTGAAGTCGGAAATTGTCCTTAATGGTGGTGGATTGACTTGATTTCTAGCCATAGTTGATTAAACCTCTGTTAATTAAACGGAACCAATTACTTCTTCAAATGCAACACCAGTTCTGGTGGCAACGAAGGTAAGACCGATGAAGTTGATCGATCTCGCTGGTTTGATGAAGATGTCAGCAATAAATTCATTGCGATCAATGACTGCTGCAGTGTTGTTAGTTTCATCACAGATAACAACAAAATCAAATATTCCTCGATTTGCCTGAACATCTCTAAGGAAAGGTTCAATGATGTTTACAAAGTTTGTCCTTGTAAGTTCATCGTTAAACTCAAAGAGTTGATCTTTCGCAGCTGCGGAGATGGCATCTTCAAGGAAGATAAACAATCTACGAACGTTGATACGATCAAACGCTGATGATTTACCGAATGCAGTTTTGTCTCCAAAGAGAACAATACCAGCACCTGGTGATAGAATTACAGGATTAATTCTATTTGAGTATAGAATGTCTCTCTGTTTTTTGCCTGGATTGTAAATCAGTTTAACTGAGTTTAGTATAGCACCTCTTGAAGTTCCTGCAGGAGAGAACCAAGGGAATTGTTCGATGTCAGTTCTTGCACAAGTTCCAGCAATATCTCCATTTAATGGAATATAACGGAATGTGTTATTAAATCTATCGAACATATATTTGTATCCACTATCGAATACGCCATACGTTGATGATGTGATTGGTGCATAGAATCCTACTACATTATCTGTAATAGTGTCTATGTTATTCACTGTTACTGTACCTGATACAGTATCATTTAAAAATGCTTGACGATAAGGTGATACAAAGGCAACTGCATCTTTTCTTGCCTCTGCAACAGCGATTACTTTTTCAGCAACTGCTTGTGATTGTTCTTTCACATGATGAGCAGCACCCATTAAGATGAAATCAACTTCAATCTCCTCTGTATTTTCAAATAAACCATAACCAGTGATTAAATCATCTATACCAGAGTTAAGTGCACCCGATGTTGTATAATCATCTTTACCACCATAGTTTTTACCACCTCCAAGTGAACCAGTAAATACTCCAGAGGCACCGAATCCTGCACCAGCAGAATCCGCTGGTTGATCCCAACCATTATCAGTATCTAATGTATTAGTTGCATCTGTTGCATAACTGATAGTTGTAATGCCAGCAGGAGCACCACCACCATAGATGTATTGTGAATTAGTTGCAAGATACTTTCTCCAGTATGATGTAGAACCAACTGAATATTCACCATCTGTTGCTTTTGATAAACTTAAATGTTTTTCAAGGATTGTTCCAGCATTACCTGTGATCTCACCCTTGTCATCAATTACAACGACGTGAAGTTCATCAAATCTACCACCTCTTGATGCTACAAATGATGATGTGCCAGGTGCATCTGCTAATTGATCCCACTCTAATTTGATAGGATTACCATTTGCATCTTGACTTGTTAAAACGATGTTCTGTTGTGCAAACCAATCTTGTGATTGTGTGTAATTTTTTGATTCACCTGTTGCAGTAATCGCTTGACCAGCAGTTGTCAAACCAACTGTACCTGTTGGATTAAAGTTGTAAATGCCACCTTGTTGATAGTTTTGACTTGTGATTGTTCCAGCAGCAGATACATGTGATAATACTTTAACTTCTAAAGTAGTATCAGTGCTTTCTGTAACAATACCTTTTATAAAACCATCTAATACACTTGTTCCAGCAGAACCAGCTACTACTCTTCCAACAGCAGTTTGTGTAACTGCAGTTCCAACAGGTGTAGTGTTACCAGAAGCAACAGTTAATATTTGATCTGCTTTAGCATCTATAATCGAAACTCTAATTCCGTTTGCATAACTACCAGGTGTTTTGGAAGCAACTGTTACACCTGTTATAGTGTTCTCATCAAAACCTAATTGATTGTAATGAGTTGCACTCTTTATAAGTGGTGCAGTACCAGTTGAACCAACGTATGCATTTTTCAATCCAGCATCACCCGCACGAACAATTTCCATTGTTCCACCGTAAGCTAGGTAAGAAGATGCGACCAACCAATACTCATAATGTTTATCTACAGCATAAGGTTGCCCAAAAGTTTGTAGTAAATCCTCTTCACTTTCAATTAGTTGTGGTTCCTCCACAGGACCTTTCGTAAAGGGAGCAACTAATGCACCAATAGAGCCGCTTGTAGCGTCCACTCTACCAATGGTAAGGTCAA